TACTTCCAGACACTGTTCCAATGAATGTGGTGGGGTGCAGACGCACTGTACCAAAGTCACCCTGAAACACATCCATGGACTGGATGTATGTGTCAGCCGCAGCATCACGCTGGAATGTCTGGATTTTGGTTGCACCAGCTCCAGTAACTCCAGAAACAGAAGTTGTTGTCAGAGCAGTAGTCCCAAGCAAACCAGTAAAGGCACGCTTAAGATCTGTTCCAACAATACAATCAAAGGACTTGTACTGACCAGTCTGGTCAAAGATTGACTTGAGCAACCCTTGAACAACAGTGTCTGTTAATGCAGAGGCATTGGATCCAGAAACACGAGACGCTGAAGGAGTCTGAAACGAAGGAGCGGTTGGGCTGGCACCAATATTTAAGCCAGTTCCAATGTTATCTCCACCAATCCAAGACTGAGCGCCTGCCGTAAGGTAAGGAACGCCACCTGCACCGGTGTCCTGCTGCCCAAGCTGATCAGAAGTAAACGTCACTTCCATGTCACGCTTGATGCCAACAATAGCCTTGGCTACGTTGTCAGAAAGCGAGTCACGCACGCCAGCAACATCCGCCAAGTCCTGAGCCAGCTTGGACACACGTACAACACGGCGGAAGATCTGAGCGTAGTTGGCCAGTTCTTTGCGGTAGCCTGTAACGTAGTTGTTATAAGTGCTAACGTCCGTGCCGTCAATAGTTCCACCAACCACAGGCTGGGGATTCTGGTCTGCCTGCCAACGGAAATACATATTTCCTGGCTTGCTGCCCTTGCGGGCCATGGAGATAAAAGGCGTGTCACGAGCGTCTACAAGGGCGATCATGTCAGCCAAGTCTTCGCGTTTACCGCGACCGGAGAGATTAGGTTCTGTAAGAAGTGCCATAAAAAGAGTGAGTTACTAAATAAAGGGTTACACAAACCCCATTGCTTTAACCAAGTCAGTCAATCCTTTCTGATCAGAAGAGTTTCTTGCGAAAGTCTGCTTTAATTTGGCGATGTCTCCGCTTTGCGTAGGTGCCGGTGAAGCTTTGATTGCAGGCTGAACTTGAGCGCGCTTGATTACTGGAGCTGTTTTCTTTGCCTTTTGCTCGTTGTATGCTTTTGCACCCAACGCCAACAAACCAAGAACATGCTTGTGATCAGGACGGCGTTTAATCTCTGGAAACTCTCTCAAGACTTGCTGCGTGAATTGATATTCCTCGCTTGCAGGATTTGAGTACCAGGGGAAATCTTTAGTCACCTGAGAGTCAGCAGCGGCTTGCGTCTGCAAGTACTGCATTCTCTGAGGAAGCTCGATTTCTTTCCGTTTCATGGCAGTCCGTTTCATAGCTCGAACTTCTGCGGAAGTGAGTTCATGCTCTTCGCCGTTTGGCAAAGGAATGACTCCACCATCTGCATTGTCTTCGCACCACAAAATGACCTCCAAAGCTTTGCTGTATTCTTCTTCCACTCGTTTAGGAGTGTCTAAAGTTGCAACAAACTCTGAAACGTCTGGTGTCTTTACCGGAGTTGATGCCTTTGTAGACTGTAGTTCTTCCTCTAATTGGGATAATCTAGTCTTTTGAGCATCTAGTTCAGCTTGAGCAGCCTTTTTTGCAGCAACTAACTTGTTGATGCGCTTCTGGACGCCTTTGCTTAACGTACTTTCGTCAACTTCAGGTTCGGATTGATCGGGCGAATCTTCAGACTGATCGACATCCTCTTCAGAGGTATCGGTTTCCTCGGACGTACCCTCTTGTTCCGCTGTGGCGGGAACAATTTCCTCCTCGTTTAGGAAGCCTGAACTCAACAAATCTTTAAGACTGTTTACGTTCAATTGACCGAGTTTATTATCAACGGGATTACTTCCTTCCTCCTGACCCGCAGAATCAGGCTGTGCGATTTGTTCGTTCATGCAGTTAAGGTTGCAAGACCCTTTATTTCATCAATCCAGATAACGCTGGAAAGCCCGTTGTTTGTATTTATTACAAATCTTCTTCAGAAGTCAAACCATTTAATGCTCTGGCTTCTTGTCTTAATGCTATTAGCATTGAAAAAATCATATTAGCACCATCAGCTTGTCCGCAAGCGTGCGTGCGATCTTCACCCTTTACATTACCGCTAATTGCGTGCATCCAAAGGGTTTCCTGGCTTTCTTGAATTGCTTTAAGAATTTGATCCCAAAGCAAACTTTTACCAATAAAGCCAAATGCGTTTCTCTGATCGTCTGTCATTATTGTTCAGGTTGTTGCTGAATTGGATTAACGCCAATACGGCCAATTTGAGCATTTTGCTGCTGCATAATAGACATCTGCAAGCTCTTAACGTAGTTCTGAAACAGAGCTTGGAAGTTCTGATCTTGCTGTAAAGCAGCTTGCGCCTTTGAATTAGACTGCATGACCTGCTGTGCGTACTGGAGTTTTGTCTGAGCCGCTGGATCGTTCTCCTGATAAATGGCCTCGTTACCAAGAAGCATGTTTCCAATATCAGACTGCACATCCTTGTACATCTTCTGAGATGCCTGTTGCGGATTCAGGATCAGCTCAGATGCCATTTCTGGTGCAATGGCTTGAATCATCATCTCTGTAAGTCGGTTGCGGTTAAGCACGCCACCTACGTCAAGCTGAGAAATCTGCGTGAGGAACTGAATCTTCTGCGCAACATACTCACGATCAAGATTTGCCACATCAAACCTGACGTTAATGTCAAATTCATCGTGGATGGCAGATAGATTGTGCGGAAGTGTTCCTCCAGTGATCCGTTGAATCTCTTCTGGCGACATGTACTGGCAACACAAAGAGAACATCTGGCGAAATACAGCCTTCCACGTTGTCAGCCACGAATTTACAAGTGCTTGCTGAAGCATTTGCGTTTTAAGCGGGGGCACAGCGGCGTTAATTGTACCAAAATATGCGGCATGATTGGCCTCAACTCGATTAATCAAGTTAAACGCTACCGTAGGTTCCCTTGCTGGTGGGTCCATAAACGTGTAGTCGTTCTGGTTTGTCACCGGCAAAGCCACACCTGGGCCAATTTTATTAATTGCACCAATCCGTTTTACCACCTTGATCGGAGGAAGCGTGGAGAACGCAGTATGATCGCGGATTGAGTCATGCTGGGCTTTGATCTCATCTTGATCAGTGACTGCAAGCTCAGGAATACCACGAGTATCAACAACAGCACGACGAAGCTGCTCACGCCTAAACTCAACAAAAGGATACTCGCCATGCGCGTAATCAAGCCGTTCATGAATAGCCCAAGAATTTGTAGCTTGAGGCATGTTACTGGCAGCCTGTGGGCAAATTACAGTGTAAAAGATGGCAGGAGCATCGCCATCCATGCTCTTGGTGTAGCAGTAAACTACTTCCACCATATTGCTGTAGTTAGTGCCGTTGTAGGCCAGCATGGTGGTCGTTGGCAGCAGGTTGATGTTGTAAAACGTGCTGGATTTACCAAGTTGCTGCACAGCAAGCTCAACCCAGTCTGGATTCCAGCCATCAGTTGTAATCTTTTCACGTAATTCAACTTCTGACATCCAAGTCCGGCGAAAAATTACGCGAGCACGCTGAAGATCTGCGGCTTCAGGAGGAAAAATGATTTCATCCCAAGGTTTAAGCGCAACAACTTCAGGAAGATTTCTTGATACATATTCCTCGTCATAAGTAGTTTGACCAGTTTTAGCCAATTCTTTAACCATCCGCTTTGCATCAAACTTTGTGACCCCAGGGACAGCGGCTTGAATGATGTCAGCCGCCATTTCTGGAGCCGTCATAATCAACTGTGGCAACTCCATTAGCGATTGGCTTCCAGATTGCTGGGCAAGTTGCATGATCTCATCCATGCTGATTGGCTGAGAACGTTTAGAGATGTTCTGTTGCCACCCCACAAAGAAAGCGCTCCATCCATATTGAAGTGCATACTGAGCGCCAAGTTCAGCTTCCTTGCGAAGTTGCTGAGACATTTTACTGTCACGAATCCACTTAAGTAGCGTAGTGCCAATGCTGGAAAGTGGCGAATCTGTCAAATCTGTTGGTGCAGAACGAATCTCGGCTTTTTCAAATGCGCCACAAAGCAAGTAGGTCAACTCGTTGCAACTAGAGTCAATAATACGATTACGAACATCAGAAGCACCTTCAAACGGCCATGCTGGACTGGACTCCGGCCTGTTTTCACTGTGTTTTTTGCCGTCATCCGTCTGTCCAGTCCAGCGAGCAAACCGGATATTATCAAACTTTGTAACAAGATTACCCTGACTAGAATTGACCATTGAACGATTGTATTCGCTCAATAAATCTCCAACATGAGGATCTTTTGAGGCAAATGCCAATGGGTCTGTCTTTGAATTGGGCATAATCGTTTAATTAATAAGTCCCACATTTTGCATTAGATTGCCAGTGTTTTTTCCATTTTTCACTGTTTGTGTGCTTTGGTTGCATCACAACAAGATACCCTAAAGCATCAATAGGATCTTTACTGGCACCCTTTTGGCCATCCGCTCCAGTCCATTCCCTAAGCGAGTAAATTAAGTTCTGACAATCAGCGTGAATCATCAATCTAGGTTGATTTGTAGCACCATCAATTGGTTTTTCTCTGTCGTAACACAACAAATCATTAATAATCAATACACGTTCATCAACAGAAACTGAAACTGAAGGAGTAAAATACAATGGATCAGTGGCATCCAAAAGAAGGTCAAGAAGCGTTAAGCCGCCCTCTTTACTTATCGACTCAGTTCCAGCAGACCGAGGATCAATGTATCTTTCAGCAATATCCTCACGTTTGTCACCATGAGTTTCCAAGTCCCAGATTAATTCTGTGTACTCGTTCACTCCTCTGCCCGCTCCTTGACGCTGGGCTGGGCCAGGTTTGCCATCAGCCTTTTCACTGGGTACAGCCCACTCTCCATAACTGGCATCAGGAAATTCTCGATACACCCAAATAGTGCCATTCTCGTCTACCCTGGCCCAAAGCATGAACCAATTACGCGCTCCCGCTGGATCAGCTACCATGTAATTTGTACCCTCTGGACACACCTGAGTCACAGGCTCATGATATATATTTACGTCCCCAAATAGCGGAAACTGACTGCCAGCAGTTTGTTCCGCCCAACCGTAAGCACGAATTTTGATGTCATGTGTGCTCCGGTTCTTGAGCGTCTGCTTCATGCGCTCCCAATTGTTGTACGGGTTTAACTTGGAGTGAAACCAAATACAGCCATGCTTTCCATACACACTTTCTGCCGTGTAAGGCATGTTGCCAGCAGGGACACCAATCACGTTGTTGTTTGGTAGCAATTCGGCTTTCTTCCAAGTCTTAATCTTACTTGTGGAAATGAATTCCTTCACGGTCTGGGTATACCCAAGGATAGGAGTGAACGTCACTAGCAGCTTCCCATTGCGCGTAATGAGCCGGTATCGAAGTGTCTCCAGCCAGTCAGCAGGTACCAACTCATCACACCAAACAAAGTCAACTTCGCCACCTTCTACAACTTTAATATCCTGACTGTAATTCAAAAACCAGATTTGGTTGTTCTGGTAAACAGCCGTGTTGTCGCTAAATCCGTTCTTCTGCGTCCAGCTCACTTGAGTGT